CATTTCATCTTTTCGAAACCTAATATGGAGGGCATAATAGCTGGTCTTCTTGAGAAACTTGATAGAACCACAGGTAATCGGGTTACCAAAGTCAGCACAAATTTTCATGCACGTGCGCGGCCCCTTCGTCAACAACATCAAGACGAAGGGATTACGAGTATCAAACAGGACTGGATCCATCGCAATAACATTGATGTAGGTGATTACGAGAACACCTCCAACAGGGACGGAACACACGGTGCCTCTAAGATGTTTGATGGATATGCTCATCTTCTTGATGACCATGATCCTGCAGAGTTGACGGATGACGAATTGGCACAATGTATACTGATGATATTGGAAGAGATGCCCGTAGGGGATGATGGGCTTCCAATCGATTTCAATGTTCCCAATCCTGTGACAGCCGACTATCTACCCAACAAATCGGCTGTCGGATACCTACCATCGAGCCCGCACAAAATCGACGGAACTAAAAGCGACAATTATCTCACAATTATGACGGATTATGAGGCCTATCTCAAAGAATGCGAGCACGCAGTACCACCCCCAATACCCAACTACACTGTATGGAAGAATGAAGTTGTAGGTAAAGAGAAAAAAACCCGTACTGTACAAGTGTCTTCCCCGATATATCAAATTATCGGGAAAAACTGCGTTCTCCCAATCTTGGATGCAACAAAAAACTGGTACCATGGCGACTTCCAAGGCTTGCCTATGATCCATGGTTCGATCGTTCCAGTTTTCTATTCCTTCGCCTATAAGGCGGTAGATATTGAAGAGGACTACGGTCATCGTGTAGACCTCTCAGAACTTGTTGAGGCTGATCAATCCGAATATGAATCCCGTCTAGAGATATACACCGCCTTGCTACTTTTCGTGCAGTATAGTTTCCTCATAAAGGAAACCACTCGCTCGAAACAGATGGCCATATGCACTCTCTTTGAGTCCTATATGAACCCCGTTTATGGCATAACGGGTGACGTATTCTTCTCCAACTTGGGCTCAGTACCTTCTGGTAATCCTCTAACATCCGCAGGTAATACCAAGAGGCATATGATAATTAAGAAACTCTTTCATAGCCATCTGTTAGTTTGTAAGCAGACCAAGTGCCACTATTGCGAGGGCAAATCCGATCTCGTTAGCGTGGCGGTTGATTATCTCATGAACGCCTTTATGTCCGACGACCATTTGGGAATAAACAATCGGATGGTTGTTCCCTATGTTAAATTCTGTGAGCAGCGACTCAATCTCAGACCCAAGATCCGCGTCTGCAAGGAAAATGAACATCCAGAATTCCTTAGAATGACTGTAGATCTTCATCACTTGGGCTATAAGTCTGTCAGACTACCCGACAGGCTCTACAATAAGATTTTCCACAAGGTTCATACGGTTACCACACTCCTTGAGAGTGTAACATCCGCGCTCGTACTTGCGGGTAATAACAAGAACACCTATGATGTTCTTATTGACCTTTATGATACTGTGATGGAACACGCTCTGCTTTATAACATCAAGCTACCAGTTGAGGTCACTGCTGACAGAAATGTGTGTGATGATTTAGTGCTCCCTTTAACGCGCCTCACGTATGAGGAATGCGTGTCGTATCAATCTTACGACAATTCCAGTTTAGATCTCTGGAGTCAGAAGCTTCTTCTCGGCAAAATGAATGGTGTCGGGGAGAGCTTCTTTAAGTTTGGAAAAAGTTTTTAAGAGAAATGTTGTGTACCGG